CGGGATCCGGCTCTCGAGGTCGACGTAACTGAACAGCGATCCCGCTCTCTCGTCTGCACCGCGCATCGAACCACTCCGTTCTCACGGGAGAACGGAATCACGCCAACAGGCCGATGGAAAGCGCCTTTTTCAGCAGCCTGTTAGAGGGGGTGTCCCGTGTCCCGTACGGGTTGCGCCGCCGGCGGCTGGTGGCAGGCTAAGGGATCGAGGAGGTTTGAGATGAACGTGGCGGCTAAGGCCAAACTGACCCCGGAGAGGTTCGATCGCCTGATCGGCGATCCGATGAAGGCGGCCCGTCCGCCGAAGATCCTGTGGGGAGCCGATGCGATCGGCCGGAGGCTCGGCGTCAGTGCCGACTTCGTCCGTGATCGACTCGCCCGAGAAGACGGTTCGCCGATCAAGAAGAAGGCCGGGCGATATTGCGTAGTCGAGGAAGACCTCGTTGCGTTCGTCCGAGAGTAGCCTCAACAAACCCACTCTACCCCACTCTGCCCCAATTCACATTCATCTGAGGCGGGCAGATAATCCGGGCCATGAAGTTCTGGCCCTTCTCCCTCCTCGATCGCAAATCTCTCGCCGACCCGAGCGAGGACGAATACGACCTCCTCACCGGGGGCGCGATCCTCGGCGGCGTCGGTGCCTCGGGTGCCCTGACGGTGCCGGCGGTCCAGTCGGCGGTTCGGGTGATCTCCGAGGCGGCGGCTTCTCTCGGAATCGGTGTGGTGACGATTGCCGCCGACGGAACCGAGACCCCGTCGTCGGGCCATCCGGTGGCGAAGCTCCTCGCCGACCAGCCGAACGACTGGACCTCGACGTTCGACCTCGTCCGCGACCTCGTCGCCGCGGCGCTGGTCGAGGACAAGGGAGGCGTCGCCTTCGTCAATCGGATCGCCGGTGAGGTCCGCGAGATCGTCCGCTACGAGGGCTCCCACACCACCGTCACCTACTCCACCGACGGTCGGCAGGAACCGTCCTACGCGATCAACAACCGGCCGGTCTCCGCCGCGGACGTGATCCACATCCGCTCGCCCTTCGGCCGCTCGCCGCTGTCGCTCGCCCTCGACGCGATCGGCGTGGCGAAGACGATGGAGAAGCACGCGGCGCGGCTCTTTGCCAACGGCGCGCGGCCGGGCGGGGTGCTGGAGACGCCGAAGGCGCTCGGCGACGAGGGCGTCAAGAAGATGCTCGCCGGCTGGCGCAAGGCCCATGACGGCGAGGCGAACGCCGGCAAGACCGCGGTCCTGTGGGACGGAACCACCTTCCGCCCGCTGACCTTCACCAGCGTCGATGCCCAGTTCCTCGAACTGCGCAAGTTCCAACTGCTCGAGATCGCCCGCGCCTTCCGGGTGCCGCCGTCGATGCTGTTCGAACTCGATCGGGCGACCTGGTCGAACTCGGAACAGATGGGCCGTGAGTTCCTGACCTATTGCCTGGAGCCGTGGTTGAAGGCGGCCGAGGGCGCGATGCGCCGGGCGCTGTTCTCGCCCGAGGAGCGGGCGACGCATGCGATTCGCTTCGATCGCGACGACCTCACCCGGGCCGATCTGACGGCGCGCGCCACGGCGATCAATTCGCTCGTCGCGTCGCGGGTGTTGAACCCGAACGAGGGGCGCTCGTGGATCGACCTTCCGCCCTACGCCGGCGGCGAGGTCTTCGCCAATCCGAACACCGGCTCGAACCAGCCCGGCGCCGCAGCGCCGCAGGGGGTGAAGTGATGGACCTCAGCGACGCGCTCGCCAACATCGACGATCAGGACCGCGGCCGCTGGTTCGACGTGCTCAACCCGTGGACCGGCGAGCCGACCGGCATGCGTTTCAAGCTTGCCGGGCCGGACAGCCGAATCCAGCGGCGGACGAAGGTCCTGCTCATGGACGAACTCGCCGACGTCGCCGACGCCGAGGGCAAGGTGGGGTTCGAGCGCCGCGAGGCCGGGCGCATCGCTTCGCTCGCCCGCTGCGTTCTCGATTGGGAGATGGTCGAGGGCGGCGAGCCGCTGCCCCTGTCGCAGAAGGCGATCGTCCGCGTCCTCACCGAACTGCCGTGGGTTCAGGAACAGGTCGACGCCTTCGCCGGCAATCGCGCCGCCTTCCGGTCGGAGGGCGGGTGATGGATCGGCTCTTCTTCGAAACCAAGATCGGGGTGACCGATACCGGCGAGGTCTCCGGCATCGCTTGGCCGTTCGGCTCGCCGGATCGCGTCGGCGACGTGATCGAGAAGGGCGCCTTCGCCGGCGTGGCGCTGCCTCTGCCGATGCTCTTCGGTCACGACCCGAACGACCCGGTCGGTGTCTGGTCCACGGCGGCCGAAGAGGCGGACGGGCTGAAGGTCGCGGGCAACCTCCTCGTCGGCAAGGTGGCGCGGGCCGATGAGGTCCACGCCCTGGTGCGGGCCGGCGCGGTGCGTGGCCTGTCGATCGGGTTCCGGTCGAAGAGCGCCACGCCCCGCAAGGGCGGGGGCCGGACGATCAAGAGCCTCGAATTGCTCGAGGTGTCCCTCGTCACCATCGCCATGCATCCCGGCGCCCGCGTCACCAGCGCGAAGTCTGCCGTCGAAGCCATCCGCCTCGCCGAGGCGATCAACCGCGCCGCCGCGGCGCTCAAGAGGTGAGAACCACCATGAAGCACATCCACCCCGCCGCGCTCGAAGCCGGCATCATCCGCAAGGGCGACGAGGACGATCCGTCCTCGATCGTCACCAAGGCGCTCGACGATCTCACCAAGGCGCTCGACGATCGGCTCAAGGACGTCGTCACGAAGGGCGACCTCGCCGGCCTGGAAACCCGCGTCAAGGCGGTCGAGACCAAGGCGAACCGTCCCGGCGACGGGAGCGACAAGAAGGAGGATGCGACGGCCGAGCGCAAGGCCTTCGGCACCTATCTGCGGTTCGGCAACCAGGCGCCGGCCGACGAGTTGAAGGCGCTCGTCGTCTCGACCGACACGCAGGGCGGCTACTTCGCCCCGGCGGAGATGTCGACCGAGTTCCTGCGCGATCTCGTCGAGGTCTCGCCGGTTCGCCCCATCGCCTCGGTTCGTTCGACCGGCGCGCCCTCGGTGATCTATCCGAAGCGCACCTCGGGCACCAACGCTCTGTGGAAGGGCGAGACCCATGCGCAGAGCGAGAGCGGTCTCGGCCTCGGACAGGCCGAGATCCCGGTTCGCGAGATCAATACCTACGTCGATATCTCGAACCAGCTCCTCGCCGACTCCGGCGGCTCGGCCGAGGCCGAGGTGCGTATGGCGCTCGCCGAGGACTTCGGCAAGAAGGAGGCGACCGCCTTCGTCAACGGCTCCGGCCCGCTGCAGCCCGAGGGCTTCATGGTCAACGCCGACATCGCCTATACGGTGAACGGCCACGCCACCATCCTCTCGGCCGATGCGCTCATCACCCTGCTCTACGCGCTGCCGGCGACCTATCGCAACGCCGGCCGCTGGGCGATGAACGGCACCACGCTGGCGACCATCCGCAAGCTCAAGGACGGGCAGGGCAACTATCTCTGGCAGCCGGCCTATGTGGCGGGGCAGCCCGAGACGATCCTCGGCCGGCCGGTTGCCGAGATGATCGACATGCCGGACGTGGCGGCCGACGCCTTCCCGATCCTCTACGGCGACTTCGCCGCGTACCGCATCGTCGACCGTGTCGGCCTGTCGGTGTTGGTGAACCCCTACCTGCTGGCGACCCAGGGCATGACCCGCATCCACGCGACCCGTCGCGTCGGCGGCGCCGTGCTGCAGGCCGCTCGCTTCCGCAAGCTCAAGATGGCGACTTCCTGAGGAGGCCAAGACCATGCGCGACATCGTCCACACCATCGGCACGGTCCAGGCTCTCGCCCCCGCCGTGCTCTCCGCCACCACCACCGGCGCGGTTCTCGACCTCCTCGGTTTCGAGAGTGCGGCCCTGGTGATCAACACCGGCGCCATCGTCGGTTCCGGCGACTTCACCCCGAAGCTGCAGGAGTCCGACACGACCACGTCGGGCGACTTCACCGACGTGGCGGCGTCGGCGCTGCAGGGCGCGTTCCCGGCCTCGCTCACCGCCGACAGCGTCGTGAAGGTCGGTTACGCCGGCTTCAAGCGGTACGTCCGGCTGGTGACCACGAAGAACGGCGGCACGTCGATCGCGGCGGGTGCGGTTCTCGTGAAGGGCCACGCGGCGAAACGTCCGGTGGCCTGACCATGGCAACGCGGGCGCCTTCGGTCTGTCCCTACTGCGGCGGCGCGCACCTCGTCAGTGAACGGTGTGCGCCCGTCGTCGAGCGGGATCGGCAGCGCAAGGCGCGGCACGACGAGCGGCGGCCGAGCGCTCGGGAACGCGGCTACGGGGCGAAGTGGGATCGCGCTCGGGTCGACTTCCTCCTCGAGCATCCGGCCTGTCGGATCTGCGGCGAGCCGGCAACGGTCGTCGATCACATCATCCCGCACCGCGGCAGCATGGTTCTCTTCTGGGATCGAAGGAACTGGCAGCCGCTGTGCGCGCACCACCACAACAGCGCCAAGCAATCGCAGGATCGGCGCTCATCTCGAAAGGAATGATCCATGGCCATCTATGCGACCAATGGCGCCAAGCTCTACATCGGCGGCGTCAAGGATATGAAGAGCTCCGACTTCGCCGCCTCCGACTTCACCACCGAGACGTGGGTCGAGATCAAGGAGACCGAGGGCCTCGGCTCGGTCGGCGACACCGCCGAGATCATCAGCGTCAAGTCGATCGCCGAGCAGCGCGTGAAGAAGGTGAAGGGCTCCCGCGACGCCGGCACGATGGAGGTGATTTGCGGCATCAACGCCGCAGATCCCGGTCAGATCGCGGTCATCACCGCCGAGAGGACCATCCACAACTACGCGTTCCGGCTGGTCCTCAACGACGCGCCGCAGGGCGGCACCGCGTCGGAGCGGCTGTTCATCGCCATGGTCGCCTCGACCCGTGAGCAGTTCGACCAAGCCGACGCGGTGATGAAGATGAACATCTCCCTCGCCGTGAACAGCAACATCGTCCGGGTCGACGCGGCCGACTGATCCGACACGGGGGGGGTGGTCTCCGACTTACCCCCCTTTCTGGGGACCGGCGGCGGGCAGTTTCCTCGTGATTTGAATTAAATGGGTGTTTTACTATGGCAATCGTCACTATTACTCAGTTGAAGGCACAGTTAAACCTGACCGACGACCTCGGAAATGGTGACGATGCTTTGCTTGAACGGAAGATTGCGGCCGCTCAGAACCATATTGAGCGGCTCATCGGCTTCAAGATCGAGGCGAGATACGGCGGCGCCGATCAAGATGACATCCCGCCGGCTCTGGTCGAGGTCGTCTGCCAGCTCGCCGCCCATTGGTACGAGAACCGCGAAGGAACGGTGGTCGGCGCCACGGCGCAGGCGCTTCCCTTCGGCCTCTCCGACATCGTTCGAGAGTTCCGGGAGTGGTCGTTCGATGGCTGACGACGGCGGGCTCCCCCGCATCCAACAGCGGATGAACGCGATCCCGAAGCGCATTCGGGAGCGCATGGGCGTCGTCGTGGTCGAAGAGGCGACGAAAATCGCCGATGACATGCGCACCTTGGCGCAGGCGTCGAAGGACACCGGAGCCTTGATCGCGAGTATCGAGGTGACCGCTCCCGGCGGAGTGACCCCACCCTATTCGCAGCCCGGCGGCATGACCAAGGTCGCCGAAAATTCGGCGATGATCACTGCCGGCAACAAGGATGTCCGGTATCCGCACCTCGTCGAGTACGGCCATACCGGCCCGAACGGAACCGTCGTCGAGCCGCAGCCGTTCTTCTGGCCGGCGGTCGCTCTCAACAAGCGCAAGGTGCAACTCCGCCTTCGTCGTGAAGCGAAAAAGGCCGTGAAGGAGGGGTGGGGGAAATGACGCCCGATCTCGCCCTACAGAAGGCCCTCAGGGCGCGGCTGGTGGCGACCGCCTCCGTGATGCAGGTGGTCCCCGCGTCGAACATTCTCGACCGCAACAGTCGGCCGAACCCCGATCCGTCGGTCATCATCGGTGAGGGAATGTCGATCGACGACGGCGACAGCATCGCCCGCGACCGAACCCGCGTCGTGCTGAACCTTCATGTCTGGAAGCGGGAGCCTTCGACCGTCGGGGTGCGGGAGATCGCCGGGGCAATCCGTACGGCGATCCATATGGCGCCGCTCGCCCTCGACAGCGGATTCCATGCCGTCGACTGCCGAGTGTCGTCGATGCGGTTCCTCCGCGATCCGGACGGCGAGACCTCACACGCCGTCGTCACCGTCGAAGCCGTCGTGAAGGAGCCCTGAGGATGCGTGCCGGCAAACTCGATCGGACGATCGTTCTGGAGCGCTTCGAGGAGGCGATCGACGAATTCGGCACGCCGTCTCTCGCCTGGTCGACGGTGGCCATTCTCCGCGCCGAGATCGTCAGGGAAGCGACGTCGGAAGTGATCCGGGGCGGCGTGGTCGACGAGACCACCGTCACGTTTCGGACGCGATGGATCGCGGGCGTCACCGACGCCGATCGCATCAACCACGAAGGGGTCGCCTTCGATGTGAAGGGGGTCTCGGAGATCGGTCGGCGCAAGGGGCTCGAAATTCGCTGTGTGAGGTCGACGTGAGAGGCACGAAGCCGTTTCTCAGGGAAGATCGCGACGCACTCTCCGGCGACATGCCCGCGCCGGATTGGATGTCCGATGACGCCAAGGCCGAATGGGGACGCGTCATCGCGATACTGGTCGACCGACGTATCCTGACCGAAGCCGATCTCGCGAGCCTCGAGAACTACTGCGTCTCGATCGGCACGATCCGGGAGGCGGAGCGGGACATTCGAGAACATGGCCTGGTCATCCGAACCGAGAAGGGGGCGCGCAAGAACCCGGCGATCGCTATTCAATCGGATGCGATGACGCGGGCACGCCTCCTCGCCGCCGAGCTCGGCCTGACGCCGGTGTCGCGTTCGAGGCCGTCCGTCCGCAACGACGATGCCGACGACGATCTGCTCTTGCCGCTCTTCGGCCAACAACCGGGGGCGCGGCCATGCTGATCCCGCCATGGATCGCCGACGGCTCCGAAATCCCCGACCCCCACGGGCGCGGCGAACTCGCCGTGCAATGGCTGCGCAGTCTCCGGCATCCGAAGAACCCGGCGCGGGGTCATCCGTTCCAACTCGACCCATGGGCCGAGCGGGTCATCCGTCGCCTCTATGGTCCGCGGAACGACGACGGAACCCGTGTCGTCCGCCGCCTGGTGCTCTTGTTGCCGCGCGGCAACCGCAAGACCTCGCTCTGCGCCGCGATCACCCTTCTCCATCTGATGGGGCCGGAGCGTCTCCCCGGCAGCCTCATCGTGTCGGCGGCCTCGGCACACGAGCAGGCCCGCGAGCTGTTCCAAGAAGCGGCACTGATCGTCGAGAGTGACCCGCGCTTGCTGAAGCACCTCACCGTGCGCGAGTACACGTCCTCGATCACCTTCGGGGCGGAGCGGTCGCGGTACATGGCGGTCGCTTCCGACGGCAAGGTCCAGCACGGCAAGACGCCGAATGTCGTGATCGCCGACGAGCTGCACGCCTGGGAGGGCGCCGCCGGCCGCCGCCAGTGGGAGGCGCTCGATTCGGCGCTGGTGAAGGTGGCGAACACCCTTCTGATCGTCGCCTCGACGGCCGGCCGAGGCCAAGAGAACCTCGCCTGGCAGACGGTCGAATATGCGATGCGGGTCCAGAGGGGGGAGATCGCCGACCCGGCGACGCTGCCGGTGATCTTCGCCGCCGAGAAGGACGACGATTGGCGCTCCGAGGACGTGTGGCATGCCGTCAACCCCGGCATGGAACACGGCTATCCCGATCTCGGGAGCTTCCGCGACAAGGCGAAGAAGGCGATGGTCTCGCCGGCCGATCGGGACAGCTTCCTACAGTACAACCTCGACGTCTGGCTCGACCATTCCGCCTCGCCCTTCGTCGACATGGCCGTCTTCGACGAGGGCGGCGGCGAGGTCGACCTAGACGATTTCGAAGCCGATCAGACGCCGTGCTGGCTCGGCGTCGACCTGTCGTCGAACTCCGACCTGACGGTGGTGGTCGCCTGCTGGGGCGATGCCGAGACCGGCTACACCGTCTGGCCGTGGTTCTTCTGCCCCGAGGACAATCTCAGGCGCCGGGCCGATCGCGACGGCGTGCCCTATCCGCGGTGGGCAGAAGACGGGCTGATTCAGCCGACGCCGGGCAACGTGATCGACTTCCGCGTCGTCGAGGACCAGATCCGCGAACTCTGCGCTCGCTTCAATGTCCGAGAGGTCGCCTTCGATCCTCACCTCGCCCGCAACACCCTGAACAACCTGCTCGAGGACGGACTTCCGGCCGTCGAGATGCGACAGGGATGGGTGACCATGGCACCCGCGGTGAAGGAACTCGAGCGGGCGATCGTCGGTCGGCGCTTTCGCCACGGCGGCCACCCGATCCTGAGGTGGCACTTCGACAACATCGCCGTCGAGACCGACAAGGCCGGCAACCGGCAATTCCACAAGGGCAAGAGCAAGGATCGCATCGACGGTGCCGTGGCCGCCGCCATGGCCGTGGCGCGCTGCGCTGCCGGCGACACTAGCCGCTCTTCCTATGACAGTTTCACCGGTGACATAGAGGATTGGGCCTGCGCATGACCACCAGAGGCGACGAGGAACAGCTCGCGATTGCGGTGATCGCCAAGCTCGGCGATCTCGAGGCGCAAATGGCGAAGGCGTCCGGCATCACCGCCCGCGCCTTCCGCGAAATGACACTCACCACCCGCAAGGCCACCCGCCAGATGGAGCAGGATGCGGCCCGCTCCGCCGAGCGGATCAACGCCGCCATGGCGACGGTCGGAACCAAGATCGGCGATGTCGGCAAAAACTTCATGGCGAAGGCCGGCGGAGCCCTCGCCGGGGCGATCTCGGTGCAGACGGCGTTCAAGTACGCCGACGAGTGGAAACGGGCCGGCAACATGCTCGCCGGCGCCGGCGTCGAACTGTCCAAGGTCGGCGCGACGCAACAGGTTGTCGCCGACATCGCCACCCGCAGCCGAACCGAGATCGGCGCGACCGCCGAACTCTATTCCCGCCTCACCCGCTCGTCGAAGGATCTCGGCGCGACACAGGCTCAGATCGCCGTCGCGGTCGAGACCGTCTCCAAGGGGCTCAAGCTCTCCGGTGCGACCGCGGCCGAGGCCAACGGCGCGATGATCCAGCTCTCCCAGGCGCTGCAGTCGGGCAAGCTCGGCGGCGACGAACTCCGCTCGTTGCTCGAGGGCGCCCCGGTCATCGCCCAGGCGGTCGCGAAGGAATTTGGCGTCGCGGTCGGACAGCTCAAGGAAATGGGGTCCGAGGGAAAGCTCACGGCCGATCGGGTGTTCAAAGGTATCGTCGCCAGTGCCGGTGAAGTGGAGGCGGCCTTCGCCAAGACCACGCCGACGGTCGAGGATAGTTTCAAGGCGCTCGAGACGGCCGCGATCCGCTTCGTCGGCACCTCCGCGACCGTCCAGACCGCAACGCGGGGAATTTCGGCCGGCCTGCAGTCAGCCGCCAACAACGTCTCCATGCTGGCGACCGGCGCAACGGCACTAGGCGCGATCATCGCCGCCCGGTTGATCGGAGCCGGCCTCACGCCGATGCTCGCCGGCCTCGGTCAGACCGTGGTCACCGGTGCGGCGACGGCTGGCGCCATGAACATGTTGAATCTCGCCCTGGTCGCGACGGTCGCTCGGTCCAATGCCGCATCTCTCGCGGCTGCCGGACTGTCTCGGGTGCTTGCCCTGGTCGGCGGGCCTGTCGGCGCCGTGGTGCTCGGTCTCGGCGCCGCCATGCTCTACGCAGGGCAGCAGTCGGCGGCGGCCGAGGAGCGGGCGAAGCGCTACGCCGAGGCGCTTGCCGAGGTTCAGGCGAAGGCCCGGGCGTCCGCCGGCGCCGTCGATGCCCACACCGACGCCGTCGTGCGCGCCGCGCAGGCACAGGCGGCCGAACAGAAGAACAGCCTCGGCAAGGGCATCGCCGAAACCGAGAACGACGTGCAGCGCTTCACCGCGCAGATTGCCCAGATGCTCAGCGGCTACGCTGCGATGTCCCGCAAGATCTCCGACCCGACCGACGTCTCGGCGTTGCGCGAACTCGCCAAGGGTTTCGACGGCAGCGCGGAGAGCGCCGGCAAGACGAAGGACAAGCTCTTTGAACTCGCGAACGCAAATCCGAATTTTCAGGAGATCGCCGATCGGCTGAAGCCGCTGATCGACGGACTTCTCGGCGCCCGCGCATTGGCGGACGATCTGCAGTCGAAGCTCTCCGCGGTTCCCAAGGCGGTCGCCGACGCCAAGGAGGCGGCGCTCGGCCGCAAGATTACCACCGGGGTTCCGCAGGTCACCTACGAGGAGGCGAGCGCGGCGGGGGTGAACGATCCCGTGCTGATGGGGCTGAAGGCGCAGGGCATGCTGCACCGCGAGGTCGCCCACGCCGAGATGGAGAAGACCGCCCGCGAGGTGTTCGACGAGAAGAAGAAGCTGGTCGACCAGATCCGCGAGGCCGGCGGCGCCGTCGACATGAAGGCGGTCGATCTCGCGGCGAAACGCATCGTCGCCGCCAAGGCGCGCGACAAGGCCAAGGACGGGTCGGACAGCGAAGACGAATTCGAGCGTGCCACCCGCAAGGCGAAGGAGCAGATCGACCTTCTCAACGCCGAGGCGGCCGCGGTCGGCAAGTCACACTATGAGATGGAAAAGGCCAAGACCAAACAGCAATTGCTGACCGCGGCGAAACAGGCCGACGTGACGGTCACCGCCGAGGTAAGGAGCGAGATCGAGAAACTCGCCGCCGCCCATGCCGAAGCCGCCGATCGCCTCGCCAAGCTGACCAAGGAACAGCACAAGATGATCGAGGCGGCCGACCACTTCCGCGACGCGACGAAGGACGTGCTGAGCGGGTTCATCAACGATCTACGCCACGGCAAGAGCGGCGCCGAAGCCCTCGCCAATGCGCTCGACAAGATCGCCGACAAGATGATCGAGAAGTTGGTCTCCAACTTCGTCGATGGCCTGCTCGGTGCCAGCGGGACCGCCGCGACCGGCCTCTTCGGTTCGCTCATCAAGCTGTTCAGCGCCGACGGAACCGCCTTCGTCTCCGGAGGTATCCAGGCCTTCGCCGGCGGCGGTGCCTTCACCAACTCGATCGTGTCGAGACCGACGCTGTTCAAGTTCGCCGGCGGCACCGGAATGATGGGCGAGGCCGGGCCGGAAGCCATCATGCCGCTGCGGCGCGACCGGAGTGGACGTCTCGGCATCACCGCAACGGGCGGGGCCGCGGCATTCGTCGGCGGCACCACCACCTATGCGCCGACGATCCACATGGAGATGCCTCAATCGTCCGGCGATCCCGGGCGGGACGCGGCCTACGCCGAGCTGCTCAAGCGCGAGCTGAAGGGCCTACTCGACAGCCATGCCGCCGAGTTCGTGCGTCAACAGTCGAGGCCGGGCGGCCTCATGCATCGGGAGTTGAGGGCATGATCGCCGATCGCCTCTGCGAGGCGCTGCGACGTCATCTCGCCGGCCCGGGTCGACCCTCGGTTCCGGCCGGCGGCGAGCTGCTCTGGCGCTGGTTCACCGATCTCTCGGCCGCCCGCACTTGGGGTATGGCCGGGCCCGATCCGATCGCCTTCGGGGCGATCGAGGCCTATGCCCGCCTCACCCGGTGGCCGATCGAGGAGCGCCACGTCCGCGTCCTCAGGCAGATGGATGCGACCTTCCTCGAGCACTTCCGCGCCGGGGCGACGCCGCGCACGGTCTCGGCGCGGCCACTGACGGCGGGGGTGTTCGACGCGGTCTTCGGACGATGACCGGCGGCGAATCACCGTGGGGTCGAGTGGGGTGGTCGTGTCCGGCGTGGGGTGAAAAGTGGCGGAACGCTTGACATGCGCTTGGATTGCGTGGCACGGTTTGCTCACGGATAGAAAGAAGCCCCGACGCGGAGACGCGGTCGGGGCTTTCGTTTGGGTGGCGTGATTGAGCCGTCATAGAGAACCGCTTTTCAATCGACCTTGCGAGGATGTTCGAGCCTGTAGAGTACGCCGTCCAATTTTCCAGATATCGAAATAATGCTTCGTCTTGTGTCTGCAATGCGCTCGATATTTTTGAGATTTTTTATTTCCGCAAGAAGTTCATCTGCAAAGTAGGCGGACTCTCGGCAGGTGTTTTCTGCTACCTTCAAAAAAGCACGCGTTATATCTCTGAGTTCTTTTGCGCTGCATCCAGGCTTATTCAGCCCGAGGCGCTTGGCCATTTCTACTATGATCTTTCCGGTACTGATGAATTCTGCATCGACTTGTGTCATGTCTGCTTCCTCAGTCGGACCCCAGGACCTTCGCCATTCTCCGCGACGAACAGTACGCCGGCTTCTTCAAAGGCGCGTTGGATGGCCGAAACGGCATGCCCGGGGCCTGTCGCATCGGTCTCGGCGCGCGTCACGGTGTTGCGGTGAACGCCCGCCCTGTCGGCTAGGTCTCGGACTGTCCAGTTCAGCAGCCCTCGAGCCGCGCGAATTTGTGCACTTGTCACCATTCGAATTATCGCCTATGGTGCATTTGTCATCATTAATGTGCTTATAGCACAGTCTAGGATCTGCACCAATGGCGAAACAGCACGTTTCGGCAGCCGCCATCGGCTTGCCTGCGCATCCCGCCGTCTTCCTGGCGATCACACCCGAGATTCGTCGCGCCCTCGAGATGCTCGCCGAGGCCTCGATCAGCCTCCTCGACGAGATCGATCGGCCGGTCGCCGAGTTCGAGGCCGACGAGGACTTCGAGGTCACCCGGGAGGACGAAGAGGACGGTGGCGACGACGAGGCCGAACTCGGGTGGACCGAAGACGGGCAAGTCGGCGGGCACCAAGGGTGGGAGGGCGGCGGAGAGGACGAGGACTTCGTCGGGCCCGAGACCTCGGGCGGGTTCCCCAGGAACGGCGAGCTTCTCTACGAGTATCGCGCCGAGCAGAAGTCGCTGTTCGATCCGCGTCTGGCGGCGCGCCCGAAGTCCGAGCGCGGCTGGGGAAGTCACCCCATCCCGCCCTTCCCTCACGATCCGCCGGGCCGGACGGCGTTCTATGTCGACGAGGAGCTTCGCCGGCTTCGGCGAGAGATGAAGGCGGGGCAGGCCGTCAGGCGGAGCCGGAGGCGCGCGAAATGAACCACGATCCGTTCCTGTCCCTCGCCGAACGTTGGGACGACGAGATGAGGCGTGCCTGCGACCTGACGATCGACCGAGACGCCACCGTCGAGCGCGTCGTGTCGCTCGAGGAGGCAATGGCCGCGACGCCTCCGACTTCCGCCGCCGCCGTCGTCGCCGGGCTGCGGAACGTCTTGGAAGGCCGCGAAAACGGGCTGATCCGTCCCGCCTTCGAAATCGCCATGGTGCGCGCGGCGATCGAGTGGATCGAGGCGAAAGGTCCTTTCGTTTAGGTATTGAAAACGGAAATCCAATCGTATAGGTTATGGTTCCTGAAACCCAAACCATGGGGGATGGTTTGTCCTCACCTCATTCACTTCTCGCCGCCTGCAAGATTGCGAGTGTTCTAGCCGGGGTCTCGTGGGCGCGGGCTCAGCCGATCTATAGGGCCCTTCAGCAATCGCCGGAAGGGGAACCAATGCTTCCGCTCAGCCGCGGTCGATTGATCCGGATGGCCGAACCCAAGTATGTCGCGCGTCTGTTGATAGGTTTGGCATTGACGGACGACCCTCGCTTGGTCGCTCGACTAGTGGAACACTACGGTGCCTTTCGTCCGGTTGCCGAATTCGACGGATCTAAACCCCCGGAAACTCTTGAGCGCGCCATCGAGTTGGCATTACGCGAGGGTTGGCCGGGGCGGAATGGTGGCGAGAACGAACCGCCGACGTCCGGTTTGGCATCGGTCGAGTTCGAGCCGGACGATCACCCGCCGAGCGTGAGCGTCAAATGGTGGGGAAACCTATTCAAGAGCCAACGTTACGTCGAGGACCCGGACAATATGCCGGCGGACATCGTGATTAAGCCCCTCGTTCGAAAAATCGAGATGTCCGGAATTTTGATCCATCGGATCAATCGGTCGGTAGTTTGGGGCGAGAGCGAGGGCTAATCCGATGTTCGAGCGTCTCGGCCACATCATGACCCGTGTGATGGGCGACCTCGTGGCGGCTCGGGCCGACCGAGCCGACCATGTGGCCGGACGTCCGAACCGGGACCACCCATTCTGCAGAGCTTCGCTCGCGCCGCGCGTGTCCACCCCTCGGGGCGGGCCGTTCGCGGTAGGGCGGCACGAAAGGCGGGGAGGGAGTCTGAGGGCGCTGCGGCCCGTCCAATAACGAAAACCCGACCTCCGGTCCCCGTCTTTCGAAGATCCGGTCAAGGTCCGGAAGGCCGCGATCCATCCATCCGAGGGCTCCCTATGTCGAGCGCGACGCTCAATCTCCGGCTGACGCCGCGGCGAATGCTTTCCGAGCGGGAGGCGGCCGACTATTGCGGCCGGCCGCTGGCGAAGTTCCGGGCCGGCTGCACCGTGCCGCCGGTCGAGTTCCCCGACGGCGCCAGGCTCTTCGACATGCGCGATCTCGACACATGGCTCGACGGGCTCAAGGGGGCATCGCTCGCCGCGACCGCCGATGACATCCTCGCCAAGCTCGGGTGACACCATGACCGTCGTGCGGGTGCGCGGGTTCAAGATCTTTCGGGATCGGCTCGGCAAGATGCGGTGCTATCACCGTGCGACCGGGACGGCCGTCGATCTGACGAAGGCCCCCATCGGCACGGCCGATTTCTTCGCCGAGTGTGCACGCATCTCGACTCTCAACACCCCGGAGCCGCAGCCGAAACCCGGCACGCTCGGGCTTCTCGTCGGCCGCTACCGGGGGAGCCCTCAGTTCCGCGAGGACTTGGCGCCCCGAACGCGCGGAGATTACCAGCGGGTGTTCGACTACCTGCGGCCGATCGCCGACACGGCGCTGATCGCCTTCGACACGGCGCTGATCGTCCGCATCCGCGACAAGGCGGCGAAGGCCCATGGGCGCCGGTTCGGAACCTACACGAAGCAGGTGCTTTCGGTGGTCTTCGGCTGGGGGCGGGAGCGCGGCTTCGTGAAGGACAACCCGGCGATCGGCGTCCGTGGGATCAAGCGGCCGAAGGACGCGCCGGACGCCAATCGACCGTGGACCGACGTCGAGCGCGACGCCGTCATGGCGGCACTGCCGGCGCACATGAAGCCGGTGGTCGGGCTCATGATGTTCGTCGGTCTAGACCCGCAAGACGCCGTCGCGCTGCCTCGAACGGCCGTGCACAACGGCCGTATCGAGGTGCGGCGAGGCAAGACCCGGGTGCCCGTTTCGATGCCGGTGCCGGCGCCGCTCGGGGCGATCCTCGCCGCCGCGCCGGCGCACTCGGCGATCACCCTGTGTGCCAGTTCGCGGGGCCGGCCGTGGACAGTGTCGGGTCTCCGTGCATCGTGGCGCCCGATTCGGATCGATCTGGAAAAGGCGGATGCGGTCGCGCCGGGGCTCACTCTCAAGGGCCTTCGACATACCGTGGCGACCATTCTTGCGGAGATGGGCTACGACGAACGCACGATCGCCGACGTCCTCGGACAGAAGACGGTCGAGATGGCGCGACACTATTCCAGGCGGGCGGATCGGTCGCGAAAGGTCGCGGGCGTGGTGGCGAATTTCGACGCCGAGGTGAACAGGCGGCGAACCGCTTCTGTCAAACGCGAAGCCGGAAAGTGTCAAACCGAGGAAGTCGACGAATGA